GAACCTGTAAATTGATTTGGACCAAAAGAACTACCACTACCACCCAAGAATACGTGTCCTGATGAAGTAAATGCGGCGTTGACTGCTGATGCCGTTACCTCCATACTTTGACTATCTTGATATAAAATCTTTTGTCTTGATGATTCGTAATATTTAGTTGTTAATTCAAATGATGAACTTGCGTGGATACTATCATTATCAAATTCTAAATCATTACTCGCTGACTTTCTTGTCAACATAACTGACCACATTTCATCATTGTAGAATTCTTGTTGTGATGAAGTTATGAAATTTACACTTCCGTCTGAACCACTAATTGTAAATCTTAAATGTCCAAAGTTATCAGTTTCTCCATTGTCTTGTAATGATATGGCGAAGTCATCATCTTTTTGTAATAATACTTGGTCTTGTGATTTAGGACTTCTAAATCTAAATTCTATTGTGTCTGGAATTAATCCGTCGGCTGCTGCTTTCCAATTAGATTGAATATATTGTGCCGCTCTAAAATCTGTCGCTCTTGTAAACTTTCTTTTGATTTCAAAATTAACTCTCGTTCCTTTGTCTGGTCCACCATATTCTCTAACTCTCAACATAGAACTTGGAATACCATAACAATTTAACAATCCTTTTAACGCTCTTTCTGTTCCTTTTGATTTAACAAAAAATGGTAAGTTGGCTAATATTCTTTTCCAAATTTTTTCAGTAACTTCTTCTTGTGGTGTTTCAAATAAATCTCCACCATCTTTATCTTTACCCAATAAGTATGTTGGTAAAATCATAACGTCATTACCATTATACAATTGTAATCCAAGTGCATTTGCATAATGAACCGCCACGTCTTTTGAAATACCTTCAGATATTTTATTTACTCTAACGTTTAAGTCAGTAATAGATGTCGTGTATGTCCAAATTTCATCAAATTGTTGTCCGACCATATCCATAAATTCTAAAAACACATTGTTTTGTGAATCAGCGTAAATATGTTCTGGTAATGAATTTCTCAATGAGTTCATATTACCTTGGTCATATATAGAAGCACTGGCTATTCTTGTGCTAAACCAACCTGATGCCGCTGATACTGATTGTAAAGTATAGGGTTTTGTAGAATTGGTTTTTGGCCAAGAAGTGTCGTGAAATAAACCTGCTGATGAACTTACAAAAGAAGAACTTTCAAAATACATATAATGCTCAAATGGGTCAAACGAATTTTTAACTCTTTGTCTTTTTCTTTCTAACTCTTGTATAGTGTTTAGCGAACTCGTTACATCAATTAAAGATGAACTTTGAGCTGTATAACTTTCTATTAATTCTAATTTCTTTTTAAAATTTTCAAGTCTTGTTTCCGCAGTTGAGAAATGAACGAAGTTTCCAAACCCAGCGTCATCTGCTTGTAGATTTAAGTCTGTGGTTGTTTTTTGATAATCTATATTTGGTTGAACATCTAATAAACTACCTGATGTCAAGAGCCTTTCAATATCACGTGAATCCTCATCATTAGAACTTAATAAACCTGTATGAGTTTGGTAGTTGGTCCCTTGAAAATTAATTGGGTTATCCACCGAATTAAAGTTTGGTAATCTTAAAAATAGTCCGTCGTTTTGTGTTTCTTCAAAAGGTTCTAATCTAACCCTATCACGATAAGTTTCTAATCTTTGTTCAACGATTGTAAATCTATCGCCAGTCTCAACATTTGGTTGTAAAGGTTGTTTAAGTTTTACTACTCGTTTACTTCCGACCTCGTTTATTTTAGAATTTATTACGAGGTAATAATCATTATTTATTTTGACAAAAGTTTTATATCTATCAATATTGTTTTTTAAATAGTTTACTCTAAAATTTTTGAATCTTTGGGATATCTGGTCATCGCCTTTGTGTTTTACAAGATTAGCGCCATCATTATAAGACAATGAAACACGAACACGATTAGAGTCTATAACTTCTTCAATTTTTGCTACATAATCTCTCTTTGATATTTTTGAATTAGCGGCCTGTGAGGTTGTTATTTGTTCTGTTGGACTGATTGGTTTTCCACCACCACCAACACCACCAACGTTCGCTCTTGCACGAATATTTTCTCTGGCTTGTCCAGGTATATTTAAATCTTCATTTATAAAAGATTCTTCTATCTCTATGTCATTAAATGCTTTTGCCATTATCTTCTATCGTATGCCCTATCTTGTAATGCTTGGTCTGCATAAAACTTTTCTAATTCAGTTGAGTCATCACTATTTAATATTTCTATGAGTTCCTCGTTGGTAAATGTAGGAACTTCGTTGTCTAATTCATAAGCATCTATAAAGTCAAATTCATTATCACTATCGTTATCAGGTAAGTCAGAATTATCTGAATCTTCAAATCCTGTAACTTTATACAAATCTGGTATAATTAATTCTCCACCAACCATATTTTGTGTGAATCCTCTTTCGTTAGGGTTTATTTCAAACTCTAAAATGTATGGTTCTTTTGAATCAAACTTGATTGTTCCTTGTGGTTGATATTCAATCAATTGACCCATTTCATTTAAATCGTTTTTATATTCTGCATTTTTTATTTGTGGGTCTAATTCTAAAATCATTTCAGTTTTATCTGGTGATATTTCAGAACCAATGTAATTTAATTCTCTTGGATAAACTTCTACTCTCGTTGGATTGTCTTTATCTTCACCGATAAATGTAAAAAATCTTATCTCACCATTTACCTCTTTTTGTTCTATCTTCCTATCATAAATTTTACCATTATCATCTACATATACAATACTTTCTCTACCAGCTAATCTTCTTAAAAATTTATATTCAACATCAAACTCACCTTCAGTATATCCACAATCTCTAAGATGTTGACCTATTTTTAAATCAATAAATTCTCCGTCATTGTTAATACTAATATTATCTAATCCTAATATTTTTTCTTTTAGTAAAGTTCCGTTTAAGTCATAGACGCATAGTTTTATAAAGTCGTTTTGTGTATCCCTACCAAAACTACTATAAACTCTTTTTAGAGATTCATAATTTTGTATTTCTTTTTGTGTAAATCCGTAATCAGCCATTAGATATCTTGAACATATGGGAAACCAAGTTTCAACCATATCTCTTGTCCTTTTCTTGTTCTGTATAAGTGATTTTCAATCACATCATCATATCTGAATTTTTTTAAATCTTTTTTCATTTCAAAGTATCTTTTTCTTGGAAAAGGATTACTTACTTCTCTTGAAGGATTTAATCTAAATGATTCCCAACCATCTGCGTTCTGTCCCTGCGTTCTACTTCTCTCCCCTCTAAAAAATTCTAATATTTTTGAGTGTAGTAATTTTGTTGACATATTTGGGTCAAACTCTTCTGAATTTAGTTCATTAATAAATTGAATCAAGAAATCCCTATTCGTCATTTGAAACTCTACTTCTTCATCAGAAACTTCTTCTGTTGTTTCTTCACTATCATCTGATTCTGTTTGTGGTATGAAAAATGTAAATTCATTTTCAACTTTCTTGTTGTAAAATCTTTGTGTGTTGTGTAAACGAACATCAGAAAATGATTCTTCTAATGCGATACCTGCTTCTTCAGATTCAAAAGATACTAAAACTCCATTATTATCTCTTAATGGTGTATTGGCGTCGATAGAGCCAGATATATTTTGATTGTTTTTTAATGCCTCTATTTTGTTTGACAATTCTAATCTATCTGAATTTATGATATTACTATATAATTCAGATTTTTTTTCTGCGTCTGAAGGTAAATATGGCATTATCTTACCACTCTAAAATCATAGTTATCATCATAGAAATTTATTTGTTCATCTGTTGTTCCACTACCACTAACAACCTTAAATGCGAATCTGTAATTTCTCTCTGCTTGTAGTCCGTTCATTTGAACTCTGAAAAAATTACCTGTTGAATCACAACTAATTCTTGAACCACTACCATAAGGTATAATTACTTCTTCGGTATCCGCATCACGAATCTCATAAAAAGCCGAAGAACTTGGTAGATACTTAATTGTAAGTTCAGCCGGTGTCGTTGCAAAAGTAGTTGTTGGATATAATTCTCTACCAACTATTCTAAATTTTACGATTGAGTTTTCATTATATTCTTGTCTTAAATTTTGAAAATATATTTTTAATCTTTCTAAATCTGTTGTTGTTAGAGGTGATAAACTACCTGTTGAGAACGAACTATCGTCCCAAACCGCCTCTAATTTAGGTGGATAAATAGTATGAGTATCTCTTGAAAAATATTTTAGATTTCCTAATCTTGAACTATCTCCCTCTTGACCTGCGTCAAAGTCAAACATAGAAGAACTTGGGTGGTCTCCGTGAGAACCACTATCTTCTCTTTTGACTATAAAACCGTTGTTCGGGTATACTGAACTTGAATATATAAAATTATTCACTAAGTCAGTTACGTTGGCTCTTACATCTCGCCTATCAAAAGTTAAATCATATGATGTAGAAACTTCGTATTGTCCGTCAACACTTGCGGTAAACCAAGCACCTCCGTCTGTCAATACTGAACCTGTTACCCAAGGTGTTTTCGCCTCGTGGTCACGATATTGATAAGTCGCTCCGTCTGATGTTACGGGGTCGTGGTCAAGTTTTCCTGTTCCTTGTTTCCAACTACCACTAACCATATAAACGTGTAGTGGTTGTTCTGCCTCTACCTCTTCTGATGTTGCGTCGTATAGGTTTAAAAAATATTGAGCGTTAGCCGGTATCTTTCCGTCTTGTATGGATTTAGATATAAAACTTAAATCAAAGTCAATCAATATTCTTGATACGTTTCCTACTGTACCGTTATTGTTTACAACTTTATTTATTTCTAATATTTCATCAAGACCTGTATTTCTTGAAGCCGTTGTTCCACCTGAATAAAGTGTTGTATCTCTTTTTCCAAATTCAAAATAATGCATTATCTATCTCCCACTACTTTACCCTCAATATCACTATTAGGGAATTTCAATTCAAATATACTTGGGTCTACTGATGTATAAACAATTCCGTCTTTTGTTGCAGAATCTAAATCGTAAATATTACCACTATACTTTCTTTCAGATGTATTGTGGAATGTTGAGTTTTTATTCTCAATAACTATTAGTTCATTATTTGGATTATTTTCTGTTGGTGGAACTAATGATACTACACCCTCACAAATTGATATTTGGTAAGCTAAATCACTCAATACGATTGGTTGTCCGATTTGCCATTTCTCAACGCTAAAGAATTCTTTTACTTTTTGTAATGTTCTAAATAATACATCATTTTTATTGAATCCTCGTTTTACAATAATGTTATATTTAACACCAATGTTTATCACATACCCGTCTTTTAAATTAATCGCATCAGTTAACAATCTAAATTGTGATAAGTATAATTTAACATTTTCTTTGACCGCTCTATTCATTCTAACTAAATTTTTATTTGAGTCATATCCTAATAGATACATATTCAACGCTAATGGATTTTGTACGGTATTAGTTTGGTCCCTTCTTGTATCAACCGTTATTCCGTCAATAACTTGTAATTGACCTTCGGTTTCTAATTGTTCATCTTGAACGATATATGCTTTCGCTACATTACCATACTTTTGTGGTAAAGAATAAACTCTTGTTATGTAGTCTGCTTTTGTAACTGCACGATTTTGTGAGTTGAAAAACGCCGACGCGTTTTGTTTTATTTCTGTATTGGTTTCTGTTGAGGCACCACCAGATGATGGGCTTTCATTAGTTACTGTTAAACTTGCGTCAGCTGTATTTTGTAAATCACCATCTAAGCCTGTTTTACTATTTGTATATAGTTTTCTACTAATAACGTTTATTGAGTTTGCACTAACGTTATGCTCTACCGCTCCACCAAAATTATAATTTACGGTAAGTGTTGTATTACTTGGCGCCAAACCAAATGTTCTTGTTTTCAAAAAATTACTTGGGTCAAATGATTCATCTAATCTTGATATACCAAAACCTAATCTTGAACCAACGTTATCAGGATTTGGAATTATTTCCTCGTCCGCATTATCACTAACACCACTACCAAATCGTAATTCCATTTTATCGTCATCACGAATCGTTGTTGTAAATCTTCTAGCAGTTTTGATAAGTTTTAATAAGTAAGGTGTATCGTTTCTAAACTCTGCTAATTGTGGGTCGTTTAGTGTAGTATTTTCTTCATCTTCAAAAACAGTATCTTGTGCTAAAAATGGAACTTCATAATATTTGTTGTTATCACTATCAACAACTGAAACGATAGAAGTTACCTTGTCTTTTGATAAAACAATCTTGTCAAATTCTTTCGCACTTCCAAAAGTAAATTCTTCTTCTTCTCTTTGACCAGATTGTGCTAAACCTCGTTTTTTTAATCTGAAGTTAGTTGGATTTGTTCCTGATGCTGGTGGTAATATTTCTATTTCCATAGTATCTAATGAACTCGATACTTTAAAATCAACATCATCTAATAATGTGAATTCAGTTCCGTTAGCTGCGGTAAAAGTAGAGTTAGCACCTAACTTACCTGCATAATCTAAATCAGCTATAAATCCACCATCTCCATCAGACTTAGCTGGAACATCTAAAGTAAATGTAAGTTCCACGGTTGAAGGTGTGGCTAATCTTGGTTTGTATCCGTATGATTGTGCAATCGCTAATACATTTTTTCTTTCTTCTGCGAATTGAATTAGTGTTTCTCTAAATTGATTATCGACGTAATAATTCAATACGTCTCCAACGTATGCAGCCATTTCAACAAACATCATACCTGGTGATGCTTCATTGAAATCATTAAACTGATTTGGAAAATATGATTTCGCAAACTCTATTAGATTTTCTCTAATATCTGTAAAATCTCTACCGAGATAATTAACTTCTTTTTTAATCGTTTTTGTATCTGTTCCGTAATCGGGCATTACTATTCTCCAATTCTAAAGTCAAAGTTTAATATTTCAATTGTATCTGGATTTAAAGGTGTTGAAAATTCTATTTGCACGTTGACTTGATTTTTTTCTTGTATGGTAAATACGTTTATAATATTAATATAAGATAGAAAGTTGCTAACTGCTGAACGAATAGCCTCTTCAACTCTATTAGGTATGTCTTGTCCTTGTTCAAAAACAATAGACTTTAATTGACTACCAAATTCTGGCTGAAATATTCTTTCACCAGGTGTTGTTAATAACAAGTTTCTAAGATTTGCTTTTGATTGTTCTAAAACAGTTTTTGTCTTGTAGAAAAATCCCTCTGGACTATGGTCCAATGGAAATCTTATTCCGACATACTTGTCATCATTTCTATCTATTTCTCTTACACTTCTCGCCATTATGGTCTAAATCCGCCTTCGCCTTTTTTCTTTTTATCCATCGCTTTCATCAATCCAGAATAATCACGAGTTAGTGCATTTTGAACATCTTCTGGCACTTGGTCAACTGAAACACCTGCCTTTTTGATTGTATCAACCGCTCCCATTTCTCTCGCTTTTTCTTTATTCTGTCCTCTACCTAAATCGCCATATCCTAATACTTCGGCCATATTATCACTTCCTAATACACCACCGCCCAATGTAGGATAGTCATCAGACTCTTGTTGTCCTAATGGTTTGGTGTTATTCAATACTTCATTTAACGCTGTGTTTTTTGTGTATTGTTTTTTTGGTTTATTGATAACCTTTTTAGGTGTGGGTTTAGAAATCGTTTCTGCTAAACTAATTTCTTTTTCTTCATTAATAAATATCTCGCTCAGTTGTTTTTTAACTTCTTTACGAACAACTAATTCAATAATATTTCTTAATTTGTTTTTGTCCATTATTAACTCCTTGCTTTATTAAATATTCCTTGATAACTTTTTGCCTGGTCGGTCATACCTATGTTTTGACCTATGTCTGAAACTTGTGTTTCAAAACTACTTATTCCACCATTATCAATATATCTTTGTAAATCTTCGCTGCTCGCACCTTCTCCAACAACAGTTTTTAAATCTTCTACGCCATCAAAACTATCAAAACTTCCGTCAGCCAATAAAGCTCCAACTGCCGCAGGGCTTGGTGGAACTACTGATAGTGTGTTTGTTAATTGAGAAGCTTTCTCTAATTGTTTGGCAGAGGCTTCTTCTAATTCTTTTAGTTTTGCTAATTGTTCATCAGTAATGTTTGATATGTCGTCAATTATTCCTGCAAATCCAGCTGGTATCGGTAGAACTGCTTTTATCTCTTCAATGGTTTTTGTTTCCATTCTCGATATACTTAAAAACTCTAAACCAATAACTGCCTGTATAAACGCTCTTATTCCTGCAAACCCTCTTATGATTTCTCTAACACCCAATGGTATGGTAAATGGATTAATCAACTTAGGAATTCCTAATAATAAGGCTTGAAAAAAATCTTTTATTCCAAATACCATTTTTAAAAATCCCATCATATCTAATTGTGGAAATGGTATTCCATTTTTTGTCGCGTCTAATATCATACCACCCGCCACAACATTATTTATGATTTTACTGCCTTTTGGTTTCAATTCAATAACTTTATTTGATGTAATTAAAACATCACCTTCCTCAGAACTAATGTTTATATCTTTTTCTGAAAACAATCCAATCTCATCTGTTTTTGCGTTTAATACAATTCTATCAGAATCTAAAACTAATTGTGGTTTAGAATAATCTTGTTCGATAAGATTTAAAGCTGGTTCTGGAATATCAACTATTTCGTCTGATGTCATATATAAAGAACTTTTATCTAATGCTAAATCTTCAATACCAGTTTGACAACCTGCTACAATTTTTATGTTTCCACTATTTAGTTTATCATCATTACCTAATCTAATTGAATTTTTAAATCTACCCTCAATTGTAGTATCACCTTCAGAGAACAATAATCTACTTGGGTTATCGTTAATAAAAGTATCGCCTTGTTTAAATGCACTTTTTCCAACATTGTCAGAATTTAAAACTTTGGTATCTTCACCAACAATACTTGTATTATCATTTAGTCCACTTATATTAAAATCTTGTGAATTTATTTCTTCTGTGCTTTTAGCTATTCTACCAAAATAATATCTTTGTCCTTTGAAAGATAAACCAAAATAGACTTCGCCAACTATTGGGTGTTGTTGAATATTAGAGTCTAATGGAACATACTCTAAACACTCATCAACACTATCCCCTTGTTCTGAATAAACATATCTACCAATGACCGCACCTGGTTGCGATACTGAACTACCTTGTCTAAAAATGTCTAACACTTCAAGTGGTTCTAATTCATAAAATCTATCTGTGGTAGCTCTTTGTTTTAAAATATCTTCTAACTCTTTTCTTGTAATAAAATCGTTATCAAATGCTTTGTCTACACCACCACCGAAATCTGTTTCGGTTCTTGCCATTTAACTTTCCTTACTGATAGAACTTTCTATTTCGTCTTTTTTGATTTGTAACTCTTGAACATCAGATTCTATTGCATCCATAAGTTGTTGTTTTTCATTTTC